GTTTACCCGTAAGTACATATTTGGCTTAATTAGTGTTGCTTGTTCGTCAATTAGTTGGCTTAGTTTAACTGTTCTGTACTTAGGACAGTCTGGCCAGTTAATATATACAGGTTCTGCATTGTTTTCTCTGTCAAGTATCATCATACCACGGTTGTCATCCCATGCATCAGCATAGTTATGCGGAAACGCATTACCTAAGTAATGTATTTTACCTTGTTTTTGTCTTTTGTGAAAGTGTCCAGAGAACACATACTCTTGATGTTCAAAGTGTTCAGCTTTTAGTTCGCCGTGATCGGGCATTTGTACCATTGCGTTCATATAGAAACTAGGTAATTCAAAATGACCAAACATGTATTTGCTTTTTATACTTTTAATTGTTCGCCATTCATCACCTACTAACCACGGAACAAGAGCAACATCATCTTCAATGTATACTTCGTCAATAAATGTAATACCGGGAATGTGTTTTGCAAATGCTGTACTATTAACATCACGTTTGTCTTTGTAATACAAGTCGTGATTGCCGTCAAAAAAGTAAAACTTCTCAAAAGATTTGCCTAACTTTTCCATACAGCGTATTGTTGCATCCATTGTTGTTAGGTTAAGTGAATTTCTGTTGTGATGCCAGTCACCGCAGAAGATACCGGTTTCGCAACCAGCAGCTTTTGCTTGATCTATGTACCAATCAACAAAATTTTCACAATCTTGGTTATGTACTTTGCTATTGCCCTTAAGGCCAAAGTGTATATCTGTAAAAACAGCCGCTTTTTTAAACAATTTTATATCTCTCTATAGTCATACTGCTAGTATTATACGTTCAAATAATATAAAAGTCAACTAATTATTTTTTACTTTGTAAAGTAGCTTCTCTTTTCTGTTCAGCTTCCCATTGTCCTTGATTTTGTCTTGTAAAACTAGGGTTCATATCGTTCATTTCGAGGATATCGTCTCTAATGTTTTGATTACGTTTTTCAATGTTAATAACTCTAACAAAACTGTTAGTTACAGCCGCAGTATAGTAAGCAAATGGATTAGCAGACTTGGATTCGTCGAATTGTAGTCCTATTTGTGCTAACTGTAGTATTGCTTGGCCACGCATTTCGTCATTATAGGTGTATCCACGTACATTACCGCGTGTTGCATAGCGATCACACAATTTCATCCACATTAAAGCAAGTTTGTTAGTTGCTTTGCCGTGATCTTTGCTAAAACATCCGTTTTCCATGCCGCCTTCCCAATGACTTTTGCCTATACATACTAATTCTCCGTCATCATTAAATTTATAATGCTGAAAGGGCGGAAAATTAAGTTTTACTTTGTGATCTGCAACTGTTTTGGGTGTCTTTTTTCTTCCAGGCTCGTCTGGTATGTGATCAAACATCATAATTCTAAAAATTAATTCTTCTTTTGTAATCTTTTTATAGTCAACTTCAAATTCTGCTTGTTTTACTTTTTTTCCGGCTAATTTAGCAGCATCAAATGCTGTTACTTGTAGTCTTTTTGCTTTATTGCGTTTTGCTTCAGCTACAGTCCTTATATTAATCTTATCAACACTAGGCAAGATTATGTCGTATTGTGCATACGTAGGATCAACGTAGCTACAAAACGTAGACTTTGACTTGTGGATTTCTTTTAAGATATCCTTATTGTTTAAATAGTTTACTCTTTTCATATTTTCTCCATTTGTAGTTACATTATAATATACTCTGTTAATAAAGTCAACTAAATAATAGTATTAGTAATATTAGGAGACTTTATATATGTCAAATCTAGATGCATTTGGTGGACCAGGAGCACCCGTAGGACAACAAAATCCAAATGCAGGTTCTCAAAATCAAAATTCAAAGGCACCTTCTAAAACATTAGCCAACAAAGTAGGAAGTGAAACTATCGGTGTTGGTGCTAGTATTTTAAAAAATGGTGTCAAACAAACTATAGAAGATATTGCTTCAGGTGGCGTTGGCGGAATAATGAGTGCTATCAGAGGATTTGGTATACCTGTAGACGGACTATCTGGGATCTTTGGTGGTGGCAGTACCGCTAGTTGGTCTAGAGATGATACTGGTGATTGGCGTATGCGTTTAAGTATCCCAGTTGGCATGTCTTTAGATGGTGTACTCCAAGCTCAATTAAATGAAACACAAGGTATGATTTTTCCTTATACTCCTAGTATTATATTCCAACATTCTGCACAATATAGTATGATGAAACCTACACATAGTAATTATCCTTTTCCGATATACCAAAGTAGTCAACCTGATGCATTACAAATTTCAGGCGAATTTTATGTAGAAAGTGCTGCTGAAGGATTGTATTGGGCGGCGGCCGTACAATATTTACGTTCAGTTACAAAAATGGCATATGGTTCAACAAGCAACCAAGGTGCTCCGCCCCCGATTATTTTGCTAAACGGATATGGAGATTATGTTTTTAAAAATGTTCCATGTGTAATACAATCTTTTTCAGTTGATTTACCGACAGATGTTGACTACATATATTGTCCTGAGATAAACACTTATGCTCCTACAAGAAGTACTATAACAGTTGTTGCACAACCTACTTATTCAAGAAGCGAAATTCATAAATTTAGTTTAGATACATTTGTTAAAGGCGGATATGCCAAAGGCAAAGGAGGATTTATTTAATGTATTCACCGAGTAGTCCTTATTATAAAACACCTTTTGTTTCTGGCAGATATTTAGATATACTAAAAATAAGACCAATACCTGCCGAACCTGACGATGTACTTTATGTTATACAAGTTCAATATACACACCGACCCGATTTACTTGCATTTGATATGTATGGCGACAAAGATTTATGGTGGGTTTATGCACAGCGCAATATTGAAATATTAAAAGATCCTGTTTTTGATTTTGAAGCAGGTACAGAAATATTTGTACCAAAAGGTCCTTCACTCAAGCGTTTGTTAGGATTATAGATGTCTTCAGATATTAATATACAAAATTTAACCGAACGATTAAAAGCTAAAGGCAAAGACTCATTCTGGAGCAAAGAATTAGCACAAACTGGAGCAGATGCTGCTTCTGCTGTAGCAAGCCAATTTGAGACTTCTGGAAAAATTACAGTAGGCGGCGTTGCAAGTGCTGTTGAAGGTGCATTATCAGAAATTAGAGGTGCAACACTCGACATGCCTAATTCTATAAACGGAATTACTGGACCAGCTCTTGGCTCACTTGATCTTGCTCAAGGCGGAATAAGTCAAGTGTTAAACAGTAAACTTCCAAATTTTGCAGGCGGTGCCAGTCTAATCAGCGGAGGACTTGGAGGAATTGCTCAAGCCTTTGGTGGACTATTGGGTGGCCTAGGAAAACAAAAAAATATTCTTAGTCCGTTTTCAAGTTACAATTACGTTTTTACACTAGGATGTTTAACAGATTTTGAATTAAACTTTCCAGACTTAACTTACAGGTTTGCTGATCCTATGATTACAATTATTAAATCAGGAGGTGGTAAACCGTTAGTTGGAAGTAAGACTATATATGAAATAAATGGAAAAACAGAATATTTCATAGACGATGTTGAAATAGAAACTATAATAGCTCCTAACGCTGCTACAAGATCGACAAATGCCCTATCTTTAAGTTTTAAAGTACAAGAACCATATAGCATGGGATTATTTCTACAAGCATTGCAGATTGCAGCATTAAGTGCAGGACACAAAAATTATATAGATGCACCTTTTTGTCTAAGTGTTGAATTTAAAGGCCATGCAGGAAACCAACCAATTAGTATACCTAACTCAAGACGTATATTTCCATTAAAATTTACTAATGTAGAATTTGAAGTTACAGAAGGCGGAAGCCAATATGCTGTAAGTGCTATTCCTTACCACGAAACAGCATTAACAGATCAAACACAGTCTACAAGAAATGATGTAACTTTTGAAGGAAGAACAGTAGCAGAAATGCTACAATGGGGATTTGATAGTCTAACTACAAACATGAATGAAAAAGAACTTGAAGGCGTTGAACAGGAAAACAAATCCAAAGGTAATCAGTATATAATTATGTTTCCTACTAAGAAATCTAGTGCTGAAGAATCTGCAGCATTTGCCCAAGATGAAGACGAAGGATCAGCAACAACACAAGGTAACGACAGCGGCTCTGGAACACCAAAGCGTGAACTTACCGAAGAACAACAACAGAGATTATACGAGTCTGCAATAGCTGTACAAGAAAAAAGCATGCCTATTGAAAAATTTAAAGCAGCATTAGATAAAGAACTAGGTATTAGTGTAAAAAGATCTGATCTTGGAGAAACAATAAGAGATTATGCAGATGATCCAAAAAATATAAACGATATCGGAAATAAAAAGATTGTAAAATCAAAAAATGATGTTGGTTGTAAAGGTTATACCAAGCCAGCTGCTGCACAAAGCGAAGAAGAAAAAGGAAAAATCGATCGTTGTAAAGTACAGGCTAATCCTGAGCACAGAGTAATGACAGCTAGTAGCGGGAAAAAAATAGAACAAATTATTGAAGATGTAATAATGGTAAGCGAATACGGAAGAGATATTGTTGATCAAAAACCAGATGAAAACGGAATGGTTAATTGGTATAGAGTTGAAACCAATGTTTACAATGTTACAGATCTTGACAATATAGATAAAACTGGACAACCACCAAAGATTTTTGTTTTTAGAGTTGTTCCTTATAAAGTACACCATAGTAATTTTAGAAGTCCAACAGAAGCATCAAAAGGATTACAAAATTTAGAGATTCAAGCATCAAAAGAGTACAATTATATCTATACAGGACAAAATGACGATATTATTAATTTTGATATAAATTTTAACGCAGCTTTTTTTAGTAGTATAGCAGGAGATTTTGGTCAGAAGACAGCTGATACTAAAACAGCAGCGAGTGCAGGAGCAAATAATGATAACAAAACAGCTGCAACAGGAACTACCGAAGCAGACGGAACTTCTATAAATGCTGATCCTGTAAAAGCTGATACTAACAAAGGTAATACAACAGATACCGGCGGAGTAATGATGCATCCTGAGTCTATTGTTGCTAAAAACTTTAACGAAGCATTGGTAAATTCGACAGTCGACTTACTTGGTGTTGATTTAGAAATATGGGGCGATCCATATTATATAGCAGATAGCGGTATGGGTAATTACAGTGCAGGTATTGGTCCGTCAACGAACGTAACTTCAGATGGTACAATGGATTATCAAAGTGGAGAAGTTGACATAATATTAAATTTTAGAACGCCTATTGATTATGTTGGTAATTATATGACATTTCCGGGCGGCGGTTCTGCACCAGTAGGAAAATTTAGTGGATTATATAAAGTATTATTTGTAGCTAATAAATTTTCAGGAGGACAATTTACACAAACTTTGCAAACAATGCGTAGACCAAAACAAGAATCAGATACTAATCAAAATCCTACTACAGATAACACTGGAGCAGTCACAGCTGACAATCCTAAAAAACAACTTGAAGGAACTGAAACTAATCCAATAACAGGTAATCCTGAAGGTGCAGGTGCAGGCGGCGGCCCACCACCAGGTCATCCTGAGTATAATAAAGGTACTCCTCCTCCACCAGATAAACAACCTAGTAAAAAATTGCCTGGTACAGCAAGACAACTTCCAACCGGTAGAATAATAGGAGGATTTTAATGGCTACAGAAACTAGAAGTCCGCATAGTATTGCAACAACAAAATCTTTAGAAGGACCAGGTCCCTATGTAGCTGTTGTTAGAGAACACCTTGACGTAGACTATATGGGATCATTAAAAGTAGAATTATTAAAAACTTCTAGTGAAGGAAATTCTGAATCTTCAGGTGAATTTGTACCTGTAAGTTATCTAAGTCCTTTTTATGGCGTAACCCCTTATGCCGGAACAAGTGAAAACGATGGATATGATTACACACAAAAAAGTTATGGTTTTTGGGCTGTACCACCCGACATTGGAACTAAAGTACTAGTTATTTTTGCTGAAGGTAACAGAGGTAAAGGATATTGGATAGGATGTATTCAAGATCAAAATATGAATTTTATGGTGCCTGGTAATGCAAGCACAAAGTTTAACAAAGAAGATCCTACAAAAGCAAGACCCGTTGGCGAGTATAATAAAAAAACTGAAGATGCCAACGGCACAAATGCAACACAATATTTAAAACCATGCAATCCTGACGCTTGTCTTATTTTAGATAGTTCCGGGTTAGCAGATGATCCTATTCGGGGAACAACAACTTCTAGTGCAAGGCGTGATTTACCTAGTATGGTATTTGGTTGGAGCTCGCCAGGCCCTGTAGACAGACGTAACGGAAAACCTACAGTAAAGTCTGGAGGTAAGATTGATTCAATAGATATTAAAGCTAGTAGACTTACAGGAACAACTCTAGTAATGGATGACGGTGATCCTACACTATTTAGAAAAGGACCGGTTAGAGGTCCAAATGCTACACCTAGTGAATATGTAAGTTTAAAGGACGGTGGAAATCCTTCTATACCTTTTAACGAATTATTTAGAATTCGTACTAGAACTGGCCATCAAATACTTTTACATAATGCTGAAGATTTAATTTACATTGCACACGGTAGCGGCGACAGTTGGATTGAAATGACGGCTAACGGAAAAATTGACATTTATTCAAAAGATAGTATTAGTATTCATACTGAAAATGACTTTAATTTTAAAGCAGACAGAAATATTAATTTAGAAGCAGGACAAAATATTAATATAAAAGCAGGCAATCAAATGGCAATGGAAACAGCAGCTAATTGGACAGTAAAAGTAGGAGCAGACGGCATGCTTACATGTGCTGGATCTAGTAACATTAGTTCAGCAGCTCATAAAGAAACAGCTACTAGAATTGATATGAATAGTGGCAGTGCAGTTGCAGCAGAAGCAGGTGCTGCACCAACTCCGACTAGAATACCTAAGAGAGGATCTTGGACAGGTCAAGAAAATAAAAATCCTTTAGAACACACTCCTGAAAAAACAGACAACGATCCTAAAAAGATCAAAGAAGGTAAAGCAAACACTACTAGTGATGATAAAAATAAAGAGAAAAATCCTGAAGACACATTTAAGCAATGTCAAGTAGAACCTGAGAGTATTGTAGATGACGATCCTGTAGCAGATAGCACAGAAGTAGGAACTGAAAACAAAGATGCTACACTTGTTGATAGCAACAGTGAAGAAAGCATTGTAGGGGATGATCCAGTTGCAGAAGTTGATGACGAAAGTATTGTAGGGGATGATCCAGTTGCAGATACAACAGCAACAAATCAAAATACAGGATCAGCTACACTTGTTAATAATGAAGGTAATCTACAACCTCCTGCACAAGAGAGAACTATTGCATTAAGGAGAGACGAAAACGGAAATGTAGTAGGAAAGACTGTTGAAATTAAAGGAGTAGACGAAAATGGGGTTGAATATACCAAGAAAAGAAATGTTGCAGTTTCACCGGGAGATGCAGCCACAGCAGAGTTCGAATTTGATTTTGATACTGGAGCACAATAATAGGGTAAATACGTTATGAGCACACAAGAAAAAAGATTATATCAAGATATTAATATCAAATCTAATAAAAAACCTGATTATGGTATAGGATCAAAGACTTATAAAGGATTTAGTACAACTGATCCTGATCAAAACGGATTTAATTTATATGACTTTAGTCTTATTAAACAAGATATCATCAATCATTTTCATATAAGACAAGGCGAATTATTATCTAACCCGAACTTTGGAACAATTATTTGGGACGTTTTACACGAACCACTAACTGAACAGTTAAAGCAAATTATTATTGATAATGTAACAGAAATCATTAATTACGATCCAAGAATAAATGTAAATTCAGTTACTGTAGATGAATACGAAAGTGGACTACAGATTGAAGCAGAAATACTATTTTTAACTTATAATATTGTTGAAAATATGCGTCTAACTTTTGATCAAAATAACGGATTTTTAAATACCTAATAATATACGTAGTTAATCAATACTGATAAATACTGTATAATAAAGGAAAGCCAAATATGTCCTCGACTGATAGACAAAATAGATTACTAGTAGCAGAAGATTGGAAGCGTATCTACCAAAGTTATAGAAACGCCGATTTCAAATCTTATGACTTTGACAACTTGCGTAGAACAATGATAAATTATCTACGTCAAAATTACCCAGAAGATTTTAACGATTATATTGAAAGTTCGGAATACCTTGCTTTGATCGACATGATTGCTTTCCTTGGTCAAAACATTGCTTTCCGTACAGATTTAAATGCACGTGAAAACTTTCTAGAACTTGCAGAACGTAGAGAAAGTGTTCTCCGTCTTGCACGTACACTATCTTACAATCCAAAGCGTAATCAGTCAGCTAACGGATTACTTAAAATTGAAAGTGTTAGTACAACTGAAAGTGTTAGAGATAGTAATGCAATCAATTTAGAAAATCAAACAATTATATGGAATGATCCTAGTAATGCTAATTGGCAAGAACAATTTACAAAAGTTTTAAATGCAGCTCTTCCAGTTAATAACCCTGTAGGCAGACCAGTTAAAAAAGATACAGTAAATAATATTCCGACAGAGCAATATAGGTTTAGTAGTACTAATACCGGAGTACCTGTTTTTGGATTTAACAAAAATATAAGTGGTAGTACTAGTAGATTTGAAATTGTAAGCACTGATGTAAACAACGGAACAATAGAAGAAGAAGCTCCGTATCCAGGAAACAATTTTGCATTTCTATATCGCAATGATGGCAAAGGGCCTAGTAGTACTAATAGTGGATATTTTTGTCACTTTAGACAAGGCGCATTAGATAGCGGATCTTTTATTGTTGATGCACCAAGCTCTAATCAAGTTGTTTCAATTGATGCAACTAATGTTAACAATTCAGATGTTTGGTTATATTCAGTAGATGATTTTGGACTAGAACAAGAACTATGGACAAAAGTTCAAGCAGTTGAAGGTAACAATGTAGTTTATAATAGTCTAAGTAAAAGTATCAGAAATATATTCAGTGTACTTACTAGAGCAAATGATAGAATTAGTTTAATATTTTCAGATGGAACTTTCGGCAATTTACCGCAGGGAAATTTTAAAGTATATTATCGAACTGGTAAAAATCAAAGAATAGTAATTGATCCAAAAGACATGCGTGGTATTAGTATACAAATTCCATATGTAAGCAAATCAGGAAAAAGCGAAAGTCTTTCATTAGTATTCCAATTAAAGTATACAGTAGACAATGCAAGTATTAGCGAAACAAATGCAAGTATTAAGCGTAATGCTCCATCTAATTACTACACTCAGAATAGAATGGTAACAGCAGAAGATTACCAAATTGCTCCGCTTACATCAAGCCAAGAAATTATTAAAGTAAAAAGTGTTAATAGAACATCTAGCGGAATTAGTAGATATTTAGATCTTGTCGATGCAACTGGTAGATATAGTAAAACAAATTTATTTGCCGTAGACGGAATTTTAACAAGAGAATTTATTGATACAAAGGTTGGATTTGATTTTGTTACTAAAACGGATATTGAGGGTGCAATAGCAAACGTTATACAACCAGTTTTAGAAAACAGGAAAATTAAAAATTATTATCTTACTAATTTTCCAAAAATACTAGTAGGCGATTTAGGACTAGTATGGAATAGTAGTACAGTTGACGCAAATCAAAATACTGGTTATTTTACAAACGCTGCAGGTACTAGACAACAATTAGGTACTTTTACAGCTAGTACATTAAAATTAATGCGAGCAGGAACACTACTTAAATTTATTGCTCCAACAGGCAAGCATTTTATGAAGACTGATAATAATAAAATAATGGACGGCGCAGCCGACCATCCAGGATCAGTTGATTACTTATGGGCAAAGATTGTAAGCACTGAAGGTAACGGAACAGTGGTTGCAGATGATGGTACAGGACCAGTTTTAATAAATGACATAATTCCACAAGGCGCAAAACTTACTCAAATTATTCCTAGAATTGCTAATGATATACAAGCATCAGTTCAAACACAACTTGTAGATCAAATTTTTGCTTATAGAACTTTTGGTTTAAGGTTTGATGTAAATTTAGGAGAGTGGAGACTAGTGTCTTCTACTAATTTAGATAGTGCAAGTGAATTTAGTATTGGTAAAGCAGGCGATAATACTAACCAGCAATTAGATGCAAGTTGGCTGTTATTGTTTGAAACAAACGGCGAAACGTATACGGTTACATATAGAGGATCTAGATACTTGTTTGAAAGTGATGAAGAAGTTAGATTCTATTTTGATAATAGTGATAAAGTTTATAATAATAGAACTGGTAAAATTATTAAAGATAAAATTAGTATGTTAAGTATTAACCAAAAAGATCCGACATCAAATCCGGTTCCTTATACAGTTGATTATGATTGGGAAATTGTAGAAGATTATAGAGATACTGAAGGTTATGTAAACAGTAAAAAAGTACAAGTTAGTTTTTTTGATGCTGATGATGATGGAGTTGTTGATGATCCAAATTTGTTTGATGTTATTGTTAATGAGACAAATAATCCTTTAGAAAAATATATATTTTCTGAAAAGGTTACAAGTATTGACGGCGTTGAAGAATGGTTCTATAAACCGAATAGTGTATTAAATGTTGTTGTTCTTCAAAATAAAGCAAGTTTAGGATCTACTACATTATACACAGACGGCCAGATATTTTATTATGTAGACGAGAATATTTTTGAAATACTTGATAAAACCACAAGTAACTTAAATATTTCACAAAAGTATAGAGCACAAATTGGTCGAGATAATATTAAATTTCATTATGTTCATGCTGCAGACGAAAGTACACGTATAGATCCTAGTGTGAGTAATATTATTGATTCTTATTTACTAACAAGATCATATGATAATAGTTTTAGACAATACTTAGATGGTATTACAAATACTAAACCATTAGCACCTAGTAGTGATAATTTATTTTTAAATTACGGTGCAAACTTGAATAACATTAAATCGTTAAGCGATGAAATTATATACCATCCAGTAAAGTACAAAATTTTATTTGGAACAAAGGCAGATGCAGAATTCCAAGCAGATTTTAAAATTGTAAAAAATCCTGATATTGTTATAAACGATAACGAAATTAAATCAAGGGTAATAAGTGCAATAAATGAATTCTTTGCTTTAGACAACTGGGACTTTGGCGAAACTTTTTATTTTACAGAACTAACAGCATATGTGATGCAACAACTTGCACCAAATATTGTTACTTTTGTAATTGTACCAAAACAAATAGACCAAACATTTGGAAGTCTTTTCGAAATAAAATCAGAATCAGATGAAATATTTATTAGCGGAGCAACAGTAACTGACGTAGCAATAATAGACAATGTTACAGCTACACGTCTTAAAGCAGAAGGCGCAATTACAACAACTGCAACAACTACAGGTAATATTGGAATAACAAGTTCTAATACAAGTTCTAATACAAGTTCGACAAGTTCAAGCGGAGGCTCTAGCTACTAATGGCATATAACAACGATCAATCAGACCAACCGTTACCCGGAGGTAACGAAAATCGTAAAAGACAAAGTGCAAGTCATTTACCAAAGTACTATCGAACTCCTGCGAATAAAAAGTTTTTAGCAAGTACAATGGACCAGCTTATACAGCCTGGTGTAGTTGAAAAATTAAACGGTTATGTAGGAAGAAAAACAGCAAAGGCTTTTTCCTCTACAGATAATTACGTATCTGATGTAAGTGATGCTAGAGAAAATTATCAATTAGAACCAGCAAGTATTGTAAAAGACAATTTAGGCAATGTAACATTTTATAAAGATTATAATGATTATATTAACCAACTTGATAGTTTTAACAAAGGCACAAGCGATCACAGTGTATTAAATCAACAAGAATACTATGCTTGGGATCCTCACGTTGATTGGGATAAACTTACTAATTTTAGAGAATATTATTGGTTACCAAACGGTCCGCAAAGTTTTGGGTTGCCAGGTAATACAATAGATGTTGAAAGTACATATACAGTACGTATTGGCGATAATGCTGATAATAATACATATATCTTTAGTCCGGACGGATTAACAAATAATCCTACAATAACATTATATAGAGGTATAACTTATAAGTTTGATATTGATACACCAAATTTACCGTTTACAATTAAAACTAAAAAGACTCTTGATGAAGGATTTGATTTAGATAGTTCTAGTATACTCGTTTTAGAAGGAGTAAGTGTACAAGGTTTAGAAAAAGGTACAAGCACACTACAACTTGGAACTGACACACCGGATATACTTTATTATATGGCGGCAAACGATTTACAAGCAAGCGGAACTATAGTTGTTAAAGACATTAGTGAAGCAACATTTATTGATGTTGAAAAGGAAATACTCGGAAAGAAAACTTATAAAGCAAGTAACGATGTTGTTTTATCAAACGGAATGAAAGTGTTTTTTACTGGTGAAGTCGAACCAGCTTCTTATGCACAAGGTGCATTTTATGTAGAAGGTGTTGGCGACAAAATTAAACTTGTACCTGAAACTAATCTTAATGTTCCAACAGATTTTACAGACGATGTTGAAATAGCATTTGATGCTGAAGGTTTTGATAGATTGCCGTTTGGCAAAGCAATTGGTTATCCAACTAAGAAAGATTATTTGGTTATTAATCGTTCAGCAAAAGACGGAAACCTTTGGGCAAGATATAATAGATGGTTTCATAAAAGTGTAATTGAAACTAGTGCAGTACAAAATAATCAACCTTCCGAATTAGATCAACTACAACGTGCAAAAAGACCAATTATTGAATTTGAAGCAGATATTAAATTACACAATTTTGGTACAAAAATTAAAAAAGATGTTGACTTAATAGATAATTTTACTACAGATGTTTTTAGTACTATTGAAGGCGGAATAGGATATAACATTGACGGAATTAATATTGTTAAAGGCATGCGTATTTTATTTACAGCAGATACTGACATACTTGTAAAAGGAAGAATTTTTGAAGTAGATATAATTAAGTTTGCCGGCGGCCAGTCAACTAACAACCAAATTACTCTTAAAGAAGTTGCTGATAGTATTCCTCAAGAAAATGAAACTGTACTTGCACTAAACGGTAATGTGTTTAAAGGTAAAATGCTATATTTCCAAAACGGATCTTGGCAGGAAACACAACAAAAAACAAATACTAATCAACCGCCGTTATTTGATATTTTTGACAGTAATGGAAAAAGTTATTCAGATACTAGTACATACAAAGCATCAACATTTAGTGGCAACAAATTGTTTAGTTATAAGCAAGGAATAGGATCAGCAGACACTGAATTAGGATTTCCTTTAAGCTACCGTAGTATCTCTAATGTAGGAGATATTGTTTTTAATTACGACATTCTTCAAGATACTATGACGTATACTAATGAAAATGATATTTTTACAGTTAATACAGATATTGGATTTTTAAGAAAGTATAGTGATCTAAATGTATTTGAAACAATAAGTGGTTGGAAAAAAGTTACAACATTATCAGAACAGCCAGTTATTCGACAGTATGTTTTTGATAACACAACAACCGGATTTGAAATTGATGTATATAACAATAGCGGACTATTAAGCGACTTATGGGTAAGAGTTTACCTTAACAATAAATTACAATTTGAAAATGTTGATTATACTATTACAACTAATATTCAAAATAATGCACAAATAAATTTTAATAATACCCTCACACTTAATGATGATATAGTTATTAAAACTAAATCTAAAACTTTAAAAAACGACAATGGGTTTTATGAGATACCATCGTCATTAGAAAGAAATCCTAAGAATGAAAATCTTAAAGAATTTACATTAGGAGAAGTTAACGATCATGTTAGTACTATTGTTGAAAATTTAGATAACTTTACCGGTACTTTCCCAGGAGTTGGTAATTTAAGAGATCTTAATAACTTGTCAGATCTAGGAAGAAGATTTTTACAGCATAGTGCTCCTATGAATTTATCTCTTTATCATATAACTGATAAGGATAGTAATATTATAAAATCGTTAGATTATGCAAGAACTGAATATAATAGATTTAAAAGAGAATTTTTGCAAGTTGCGTTAGATTCTGAGTTTCAAGGCACAACTAAAGATCATGTAGACAATATATTACAAACTATTAATAGTGTAAAAAATAAAGAAATGCCATTTTATTTTAGTGATATGGTACCAACTGGTGCTGTTAAAAAACTATCATATACTATATTAGATGCTGACGAGACATTTTTTGCTTTAAGTCAAGTTTTTGATAATAATACACTATCAAAAAAAGCTGTTAGTGTTTACAAAAATAATACCCAATTAGTGTACAATAAAGATTACACATTTAATAGTGATGGATTTGCTGTTGTAACAGCAACAAAAGCACAAGATGATGTAATAGACATTTTTGAATACGAAACTACTAACGGAAGTTATGTGCCTCCAACACCTACTAAATTAGGTCTTTACCCTGCGTACGAACCAATGTTATATAGTGATGATACATACCTAACAACAACTTCATTTATTCAAGGACATGACGGTAGCAGATTTGTTGCTTTTAACGATTATAGAGATGATTTGTTATTAGAATTAGAAAAACGAATTTTTAATAATATTAAAATAAAATATGATACAACACTTTTAGATATAAATGATTTAGTTCCTGGAGAATACAGACAAACTGGAGTATCGTTTAGTGAAATTAATAAGTCAATATTAAGTAACTTCTTATCTTGGAGTAAATTTATAGATACAGATTATACTTTACATAACTTCTTTGAAAGAACAAATACATTTACATTTAATTATAGTAAATCAAATTCACCAAGCGGAAATATTTTGCCAGGATTTTGGAGACAAATTTATAAAAGGGCATTTGATACAGATCGTCCACATACTCATCCTTGGGAAATGCTAGGACTTACAATAAAACCTAGTTGGTGGGAAACACAATATGGTCCAGCACCATATACTAAAGATAATTTATTAATGTGGACTGATTTACAAAATGGTATTCTTAGACAGCCGGGTGTAAAATATAAGATTTTAAACAAATATAAAAGACCAAATTTATTAAGTAATATACCATCAGACGAATCAGGGAATCTTTTACCTCCGTTAAGTATTGGTTGGATTAGTAATTACCAACCCGACACAATAGATTTTAGTTTCGTGTTTGGAGACGGCGCACCAGTAGAATCTGCTTGGAGAAACAGCTCAGATTATGCATTTAGTATAATTAAGGCATTTATAATTAATAAACCAAGTTTAATATTTTCTACAGGATTTGATAGATTTAACCAAGTTCGTAATAGTGCAGGTTCTATCGTATACAAACCTACTAATAAAAGAATCAATTTAAAAGATTTAGTATTTCCAAGTACATCAACTGATGCTACGCAAACTTTTACAAGCGGATTAGTAAATTACGTAGCTTCTTATATGGCCGGTGATGTCTTAAAGAATTATGAAAAATACAAAGAAAATATTACTAGTATTGATAATCAAATAGGTTTTAAATTAGCAGGATTTACTGACATAGAAAAGTTTAAATTGATACTTGACAGTAGAACTCCAACTAATGAAGGTAATGTTTTTGTTCCAAATGAAAATTATCAAATATTTTTAAATACAAGCTCGCCTATAAAAACTGTAGAATATAGTGGTGTAATTATTGAACGCAGAACAGATGGGTATGTAATTAAAGGGTATAGTCCTAATAATACTATATTTAAATATTTAAGTGCGGTATCTAAACAGAACGATCCAAGTATTAATGTTGGCGGAATAAGCGAAAACTATGTTGTGTGGAATAGTGGTAAAACATATATTGCAGGTCAAAATGTTGAGTACCAGGGCTCTTACTATAGAACAAAAACCCAACACCAAAGTACACAAACATTTGATGAAACTCAGTTTGCTAAATTAGCTGCTTTGCCATTAAAAGGCGGAAGAGAAGCTTTTATTAGAAAACAATTTACAGATACTATAATTAAAGAAATGCCGTATGGTACGTTATTAACCGAGATACAAGACGTAGTAGATTTTTTACTAGGATACGGAGAATATTTAAAAAGCCAAGGATTTATTTTTGATTATTTTCAAAGCGATAATAAAGTAGTTCTTACTGGCGGACACTGTGTAAACGAATTTTTATTCTGGACTACACAGAATTGGGCTGCTGGTAGTGTTATTACACTAAGTCCTGGAGCAGAACAAATTAAAATAACAACTAATTATTCGATGGTCGATAATATATTTGACGGATTTTATGGTTACGGATTATTCAAAGCAGATGGACAAAAACTTGTAGAAGATTTTGCAAATCTTGGAAGATCGCCTAATGAATTTAGCATAGGTCCAAAAAATACAGCAGACGGAATTTATTTTATATCGTTACCCTTAGTACAAAAAGAACATGTGGTTATTATTGATAACGCAACAGTTTTTGGCGATGTAATATTTGATCAGCAACCAGGATATAGACAAGAAAGAATAAAAATACTAGGATATAGAACAACAGACTGGGATGGAAGTTTAAATATCCCTGGTTTTATATTTGACGAACCTAATATTGTAGAATGGGAGCAATGGCAAGATTATAATATTGGTGCTGTTGTTAAAAATAAAGAATTTTATTATAGTGCTCCTAAGAAAGTTCCTGGCTCACAAATATTTGATGCAAAGAATTGGAACGTACTTTCGGAAAAACCGGAAGGCGGCCTTTATGCAAACTTTGAATATAAAACAAATCAATTTGCTGATTTTTATGATTTAGATTCAGATAACTTTGATGTTGAACAGCAAAAAATGGCACAGCATTTAATTGGTTATCAAAAACGCCAATATTTACAAAACATTGTAAACGATGATGTAAGTCAATACAAATTTTATCAAGGATTTATTCAAGACAAAGGTTCTAAGAATGCTCTTACTAAATTGTTTGATGCACTTGCAAGTGACGACAAGGATAGTTTAGAGTTTTACGAAGAATGGGCTATTAAAGATGGACAATACGGAGCCAGCGAAGGCTTTGACGATGTTATTTTTAGACTAGACGAAGGAAAGTTTAGACTAGTGCCACAGCCTATACAACTAGTAAATTCAACTACTGGTGAAGAAACTGATTTAATTTATAGAATTAAACCATATGAAGTTTACCAAAAATCTAAAAATTATGATCATAAACCATTGCCTGGAAAATATGTTTTTGACAGTTACACAAAAAATGCAGGATATGTAAATCAACAAGATGTTAGAGGAATAGTAACCAACTACGAAAACATACTTGACTTTAATTTTGCTGATATTGCAAAAAATGCATATATTTGGGTTGGAAATCAAGATAAAGACTGGACAGTGTATAAACATGTTGACACTCCTTATGTAATAAACCAAATTGGAAAAGGTGAAGCAACATTTGACATTACAGTAGACACAAATGTTAAAGATTTTGTAAAAGGTGATATTATTGGTATTAATGCTATACATAATGATAGTACAAGTCTTAACCTTGACGGATTTTATAAGATTGATAGTATAAACAACAATGTTATAACTGTAGAAACTGACGATCCAAAAACTACTGAAGATAGTGACCTAGTTGGTAATATAACAGTATTTTTAAAAGTTAGAGCAACAAATGTTGTTGAAGCAAACAAAATTGTACAAACAAATTTACATGGTAACGATTTGTTATGGGTTGATTCAATAACAGACGACAACGAATGGGCAGTATATAAGAATACTAATTCATTTGTTGATCATCAGCGTATTAATAATCCAGTATCTAATGCATACGGAAATATTGAATCTATTACTTTAGATGTTGCTAGTACTACTATTTTTAATCAAGGATTTCATAAATTATCAAAATATGATAGAATAACGTTTAGTGGAATAGAAGGTACTGTAGAACTTAACAGTACTTCAAAATATGTTGGCGGAACTATTACATCATCATCGTTTCAATTATATGATGACGCTGACCTAACTATACCAACAAATTCGTCAAGTTTTACAGCACACACCTTCAAAACTGGTAAATGGGTAAACAACGGATCAAACTTTGGAACAGCAATAGCTGTTGATGACAGAAATACTACATTATTAGTAAGTACACCAGATGACGCTGACGGAAAGGTTTATGTATATAACAGGCCGACTAATGCATTAACATACACATTAACACAAACAATTGAACCTTTTAAGTTTGGTAACGATAGACAACGATTTGGAGCCGGCCTAGCAATAAGTCCAGACGGTGAATATGTTGTAGTTGGTTCACCTAATGCTTCAAATGTAAAAACAAAATATTCAGGAGCATTTCAATCAGCTGTTGATTATCCCAAAAATAGTATAGTAGGAAAAGACCAAGGACTATGGCGTGCCAAAATAGATATTCAAGGCGAAGAAGACAATATTGTTTTTAATAGTTTTAGTTCAGTTGTTGAAAATATTCAAGCTGCAGGTTTGCAAAATAATAATACCGATTTTATTCCGGCATTAATTATTGGGGATTATGCAATTGATACTAATAATAACTTACTTGCATTTAATGGTTTACCAACAAACCATATACTTGTTCGAGCACCGTTTTCGTTGTATGAAGGTAGTGGAATAAACGATCAGGTAAGATTGCAATGGAATTCAATAACATACGGAAACCAAGATTTATCAGCATTAACAGCAAGAGCTCCATTTAATGGAAGTCATTCAGTAATCACAGATGCATTTTTAAGTCAAGAACATACAATACAAAAGAAAATTGACGAAGTTTTATATGTTAATAGTAGCACAACCTCTGTTGATATAGGAGATGTTTTACAAACTCCGGTTGCTACTGGTATAGTTGAATATACTAAATTAGTAGGCGCTGAACTATTAATATATCTAAGAGACGTAAACGGTACATTTAATACTAGCGATAGTTTATTTAGAGACGATGGTGACTTTATCGGCGAATATGTTAAACAAGGACCAATAGATCCTGTCAATACTTCAACCGTTTGGGGTGGATATTGGTGGATTGACACACCGGTGTATACACCAACTTCATCTACAACAAATATTGACAAGGGCGCCGGATTAGTTTACTGGGATCTAATATCAGATAGTACTCCAACTGGTAGATACTACTATTCGAGTTTAGATTATTTAACAACTGATATTAGTAGTCAAAATACTTTTACTGGTTATATAAGAACGTTAACATATAGAGGGCTTCCTGGAGCAGGCGGAAGTAATGATACTTTTTCAAGTAACTTATATGTAATGCGAGCTCCTAAAGCACTTAGCGATACTATATCTCCAGGTGACCCAGTCAGTGTTTATGTTAACCAATTACCGCAATACACAACCGGTGACTTCAAAGACCTAACTACAATAGGATTAAGTTCTACAACTACAAACACAACAAGAAACGTTTATGATGTATGGGACGGATACATTAATTTAGCTTTTACTAAAACAGATGCAGCAGATAATCCGTTTGAGCCAAGAGTAGGTGATACAGTTCGTGATTTAACAACAGGAGCAACAGCTGAAGTAACATTTTATCAAAGAAACAGTTTAAATGCCACTATATTTGTAAAAAATTTAGCAGGTTCATTTAGTGTTGGAGATGATTATGGACAAAATGCTGAAATAGAATTTTTAGGTACACCAGGTGATCCTGATGTAAACTATCAAACCGATCGTGTAATGGGTGAAATACAATTTACATCATTAGGGTATACACCTGCTGGAATAGGTAAAATGCTAGTGTTTGATAGCGGAAATCCTATTACATTAAGTGCAGAAGATAATATTAATGAAGTTGAATATTGGATGTATACTGAAGGAAATGTTTTAGGTATTCCTAGATTACCGAATCCACCAAGTAGTATAAACAACGATTGGGAACAAGTTTATAGAATTCCTGCAGAATCAACAGGAACACCAAGTGGATTTACTAACCAAGGACTATACACAGTATACAGTAGATCAGCACCTGGCAGGTATGATGAAATTGGTACATATACTGTTCCTGAACAACAGTCAAATTTTAAACTTGGTAGCAATATTAAAATTGCAAAAAATAGTAACGGTTTATATAGAACAATGGTGCATGCTGAAGGCACTCAGACACAATCATTACCAGGAAGAATTTATTTTATTAAAACAGGTACTGAAAATAATATTACATATACATGGGAATATGCAAAAAATAAAAAGTACAAAGGTGTTTTTAACGAAAGTATAAATTATTTTACTAAAGATATTGTTTACAGAGAAAATCCTGCTGTAAGTGGAACCGGAGTATTATATGTAGCAAAAACTAATCTTGCACCAGGCCCATTTAGTATAACTGACTGGACAAGTACAGACGACTTAATTGACTACGTTGGATTTATTCCAAACTCTTCAGGTACTAGTGTTATTAATGATAGTACAGACGGAAGCACAGTTCTTGATCAAGGATTACTTTCAACTTTTGGAAATGAATTTGATATTAATAAAAACGGTGACGTACTAATTGCTAATGCATTATACGATAATACAAAACCTAATCAAGTTGTTGTATACCGACAAAATAACGGCTTCTGGGAAAGAGGCCAAGAAATACAAGCACCAGATAAAACTAGTGGCTTCGGAAAAGCAATAGCGATATCAGATGACGGCATGTACATAGCAGTTTCAGAACCATTTAATGATGATTACAATGCCGATCAAGGTAAAGTTTCAATTTATCATCAAGTTAATGGCGTGTTTACGTTTTTACAAGATTTACAAAGTCCTAACAACGAACGTGCTGAAAGATTTGGTTGGAAATTGCAATATGATGGAAATAAATTATTTGTAACTTCAAGAAACGCTGATTCAACTGAAACAACTACATTTGATTCTAATACTACTAGATTTGATAATTCTTTTACAGAAATAGTTGAAGGAAGAAAAGACGTTGGCGTAGTATTTGTATACGAAAAAACTCCAAATGGAATGTTATTTGCACAAACTATTCAAATTCCAGATTCAGATGTTAATACATTTGGTAGAAATATACATGCAAAACAAAACCATTTTTATGTAGGATTAGAAACTAAGGTAAGTGAAAACTCTCAAGGCCAAGTTATTGATTTTAGAATAGATCAAGATGTTACAATGTGGGAAACACATAGATCTTCAAACAAAACAGTTGATGTAGAAAAAATTAAAAAAATATTCTTATATAATATTAAAGAAAATGAATTACTCACATATCTCGATTATATAGATCCAATACAAGGTAAAGTAGCAGGTCCTGCTGAACAAGAACTTACATATAAAACATATTTTGATCCTGCTGTTTATACTAATTCTAGTAATATTGGCGCAATACAAGATCAAACAGCTGCCTGGGGAACAAAACAAGTTGGTGAGGTTTGGTGGAACTTAACAACAGCTAAGTTTACTAATCCTTATCAAGGAAGCATTCAGTATGCAACACAATCTTGGAACAAAGTATTTCAAGGAAATTCAATTGATATTTACGAATGGGTAGAATCAGATATACTTCCAAGCGCCTGGGACGCTCAAGCAGATACTGAAACTGGATTTGCCAAAGGATATAGCGGTAAAAGTTTATATGGAGATTCATCTTACTCAACAAGACGAGTTTATAATGAAATTCTAAAGACTTTCAAAACAATGTATTATTTCTGGGTAACAGATAAAACTATTGTTCCTAATGTTGAATTTAGAAAAATTGATACTAGAGAAATTGCACAATATATCACAGACCCCGCAGCAAAAGGTCATAGATTTGTTGCACTTATTTCTCCAGAAAAATTTGTACTATACAACTGCGAACCTTTGATAAAAGGGACAGATGTTGCTATTAATATACAATTTTGGACAATTAAAAATCAAAACCAAAATGTTCATAACCAATATCAAATTGTTAGTGAAGGACTTGAAACTAGTCAACCGAATCCCGATGTTGTTATAAAATGGTTTGATAGTTTAATCGGATATGATGCACAATCAAGAGTAGTACCAGATCCGACACTTAGTGACAAAGAAAAATATGGATCACTTAATAGGCCTAGGCAGTCTTGGTTTAAAAACAAAAACGAAGCACTGAAACAAGTTATTGAGCGTGTAAACCTTGTTCTTACAAAGAATTTAATTATTGACGATAAAGATATAAGCAAATTATCGTTAAACGATCCGATATTAACTACAGCTAGTAATTTATATGATGTTGAAGTAGAAACAGTAGCAGATCTTGCAACAGTTGGAACAGACAAAATTGAAAGAGCAGTACTATCTCCTGTAATCAAAGACGGAAAAATTACAGATGTAACTATTATTAATCCTGGTAAAGGATATAGATATCCACCTGCTATTTCGATATCAGGCAACGGCACTGATGCAGAATTGTTACCAGTAATAGACGGAGCAGGTAAGATAATATCTGTAACAGTGTTACAACAAGGAACATATTATGATTCAAGTACTATTTTAACTGTACGAAATTTTGCTGTATTAGTTAAAACTGATGAAACTTTGCTAGGTAAATGGGCTTTGTATGAAAGAGAAAACAGAATCTGGAATAGAATAAGAAGTCAATCTTACAATGTAGGAATATTTTGGAATTATGTTGACTGGTATGCTACAGGATACAATGAAGCAACTGATATTGATTACCTTATTGACAATAGTTACGAATTGACAAGTTTAGATAATACTGTTGGAAGTATTGTAAAAATATCAAACATTGGTACAGGCGGCTGGTTGTTAATTGAAAAAATATCAAACAATGACACTGACGATTATACACAAAATTATAAAACTATTGGTAGACAAAACGGAACAATTAATTTTAAAAATACATTATATGATTCGTTAGCAGCAAACACAGGGTTTGATACAATTAGTTTTGATACTAAAATATTTGACAGTGAACCAATTAAAGAACTTAGAATTATTTTAAACACAATAAAAGATGATATTTTAATTGATGAATTGTTAGTTGAATTTAATAAATTGTTTTTTGCAAGTTTGCGTTATGTATTTGCAGAACAAACATATGTAGATTGGGCGTTCAAAACTAGCTTTATTAAAGCCAAGCATAATGTCGGAAAACTTAGAGAAGATATTACTTTTAATAATGATAATTTACCTAGCTACGAAGCATATGTTAAAGAAGTTAAACCGTTTGCAACAAAAATTAGAGAATACCTAAGTGCATACGAAGGTATTGATCCTACAAGAACAGTAACAACTGACTTTGACTTACCAGCATCTTATAATTCTATAGAAGGTAAAATATTACCAAAGAATATCAAAGTTATTGATGATGTACTAGTAGGAACAACAACTGATTTAGAAACTTATCCTAATAAAAATTGGTTAGATAATAGTAGCTATAGCATTGTTAGTGTAAAACCGGTTGACGGCGGACAAGGTTATACCTCTCCTCCAGTATTAACATTAACTGGCGGAGGCGGAACAGGCACTGTTCTAAAAACATATTTAGGTACAAAAGGCGATGTAACAAAAGTTGATGTAGTTGTTTCTGGTAGCGGATATTACAGCACACCTGTAATCTCAGTTAACGGCAATCTTATAGATGGCGGCAGAGATGCAACCTTCAGTGTAGAACTAGGTAATAATCCAGTAAGAGGAATTACTACTACAGTTAAGTTTGATAGAACTACAGGAACATATGTATATACGCAAATTGATCAAACACAAACATTTACAGCATCAGGATCTCAGTTTGAATTTAATTTGAATTGGCCTATTGATTTAAAAATTACTGATATAAGTGTATTTAGAAATAATATTGAACAATTAAGTAACGAATATACCTATACCAACATGTTAGATGCTACAGCAAGCTACGAAAGATATTATGGACAAGTATCTTTTACAAATAAACCAGATGCTAACGATATAATTGTTGTTAATTACAAACTTTCTCCAGATTTATATCAAGCCCAAGATCGAATTAGTAATTTATATAATCCGCAAGAAGGTCAATTAGGTAAAGAATTAAGCCAGTTAATGACAGGCATTGATTACGGTGGCGTAGAAGTTAAGAGCTTTGGGATGTCGCAGGGTCAAGGTTGGGATTCAGATGCATGGTTTGGTTCAACCTGGGATAGTTATGATAACACGTACAATGATGAAATATTTGAGTTAGATGGTTCAACAATTAGTATAGAGTTAAGTAAACCACTTGAAAATGGCGTACAATATAATATATACTTAAATGGTGTAAGAATCGATGATCCAGATTATCCAAGTAATCCTACAAATCCAAATGCAAGATGCCAAAGTATTACAGGTGACGGGGTACAGACTACAATATTCTTAGATAATGACGGACTTAACATTAATGGTGAAGGAAGTCCTTTAGACTCAGAATACAACAATGGTGCATTGATTGCCGAGAACAATGGTACAGTGTTTGACAGAGCCCTAACTGTAAACGGATTGAAACTGGTTGTTGCAGGAGCAGTAGGCGGACAACTTGCAGTACCAGATGAATGGGCAAAGAAAACTGCAAGAACATTTGAATTAATGACTGATCCTAACGGTGCTGGCATTAACACTACACATCAACGCAATTTTCTTAAAACACTAAAAGGTGACGTAGGAA